CCAATTTAATTACAAATTTATTGAATTTCATTTAGCGCCTCATGTTTGAAATATCTTTTGCTTGTTCATCGGTAAAAACCGGCACCGCATTGCTTTTGTGCATGGTGGCGATACCTTTCATTGCTGAACCAGTATAAACTTTTGGTGCCGGCTTGGTGGCAGCCAAAAGGCCAGTGTCTAAAGATTTTATCTTTTGAGTTTCACGCACAAATACACTTGTCACAACAGGACTCTTTACTACAGTCATTGGCCGCAACGATTTAGGTTTCATGGCTTCAATAGATTTGAGCCATGCATCATATTGTGCCTGCTGTAATTTAGGCACTTTGCGCTGTTTAGATTTTGGTACTTTGCCGTGAATAAACATAAAAACTCCATACAAGATTTGTATTATACAGAGCCTTCATGTTTTGTCAAGCTAAGTGTTGCAAAAAAACAACACTATTTTCTTTGGCGTCTAGGTTCCGAATAAAAATCAGGCTCATATGAGTCGAAATACTTTTGTCGTTTCGTTTCTTTTTGTTTGTCTCGCTTCTTACGCTCGTATGTATTCTTTTTGAATCCATAATCGTCGTTGTAGTTTTCTTCCGGGCGAAACTTAGCTACAAATTTTGACACTTACTAACTCCTATTAAGGTATGAGGTTGGGGAATGCTTCTTTAACAAATTTATAAGTCAGACCTTTAACACCCAAATCTTTATTGAAGATGCCCATAACAACTTCAGCTTCTCGGGGTTCTAGGTTCTGTAGATACTCGACCAATAATTGCTCACGTTTCTTGTCGGTCAATTTATCGGCGGTTGGATGTCCCTTTTGGAACATATACATCTTACGTAATTCTGTGGAAAGTTGAGCATATCCCATACCGGCTGGAACGTTCTTGATGATATAACCTTCAGGAACTTCTTTAACATACCATTGGTATTGTGGATGGAAGGCCAACTGTAATACTTCAGTTAACGCTTTGGAAAGATTCTTTCCAATTACATTCATCCGCTCTTGTTTATTGTTTGCTAATTCAAATTCATCAAACACTTCATAAATATTTTTCATCAAAATTCCTCAATTACGTCCATTAAATTTTTAAGTTTATACTGAATAAAATAATTCAGCATCTTCTGCTTTGTGGCAGGTTTAGTTTCTTCATAGGTATTTATAATTTTCTCACGGATTTCAACAGGAACCTTTTTGAGGTCAATCAAAGTGGCATTACGGATAAAATTTGCTTTATCTGTTTCATTATATTCTTCAACATTTTGCCAGAGATATTTTTCCAAGACTGTCTTAGTGATAGGCTTCTGACGTTGATCTCGGACAAAACAATCAGCCGGTGAAAACATGTTAGGAATACCATCACCTTTATCGCCACGAATAATCTTTTCTTTCAATTCAACCAGAGGATTTTCTGACTTGAGATATTTCTTCAATGCGGGGTTGTATTGCTTGATATTAGAACCATATTGTTGCAACTGCAAGAAATCGCCGTCAGATGAAAGAATTAAAATCTTTTCATGTGGTGCATGACGGGGAACCAAGGTGCCAATAATATCATCGGCTTCCGCACCTTCAACATCAATGACTTTGTAGGGAAAGTTCTCTTTCAGTTCTTGCTTAAACTTAGCCAACATATCAAAGATAAGGTGCCAATCAAGTGCAGACTTTTCACGAGTCTTTTTTCGACCTGCCTTATAGTAAGGAAAGAACTCCTTGCGCCAATATTTGCGGTTGTCACAGCATAGTACGATTTCACCGTATTCATTACGGAAAGTCTTTAGGTGCGTCCGGAGAATGTTTAAAACCATATGACGAATCAAGTCTTCTTCTAACTTGACTGTTTTTTGGTTTGAGATTTGAGCCATGAGTCCAGCAAGAAGGACTTGGTTCAGGTCAACAAGAATCATTATGAATCCAAATAATTAAAACTATAGCCTAACACATTTCTTTGATGTTGTCAAATGTTTTCTGGACATAAGGATGAGATGTTGTTGTTTTTTTACAAATTATGCCATACCAATCGTTAGGCATCAGCATCGAAATGTATTCCAATGGAGACGATAGAATTGCTTCAAACAAGTCCAAATTTATTACAGAACCATCATCATCTTCTTTAAACAATATGATATGGTAGCAATCACCCAACATAGAACCATCTAACTTTGTACCAGGATCCTTATACATGCTTCCTTGAACGTGTACATTATTTTCTTGTTCTCCGGGAAGAAAAAGGTAGGTGTCGTAGTCTTCTTCATTTAGTTTTTTAAGAAATTCTAGCATTGTAGTCTTTTATGTGTGACTTTCTTACCCTAACCATAATCCAGCTATTGTAATACTCATCAGTCTCTATCACGTTGTTGGCGAATTGTTCTTTAGCTTCAAGGTAACTACAAACACCTCTAGATTTGCATAGATGTAATATCTCTCGGCGGAACTTATCCTCTCCATACAGTATAACATCTTTTTGCAGTTCGTCACTACTTCCGTAGTAAGTTTGCCAGTCTGATGGGACTTTAATTTTCTTTTTCTTTCCTTTAACCGTCTTGGTCCTAGAGAACCAGAATAACTTCTTTCCGATGTATTTTCTGTTGTTCTCTAGGTTAGTTATCAGGTAAACGAACCCGTAACTATCACCAATTAAGTTTTCGGTAAAATCAGTATTATTATATTGCCAGTTTATTCCCATTTGAGGTCATCTTCATCTAAGTCATCATCCTCTATATATTCTTCGGATATGTCTTCGATGGGATCACCACAAAAGGGGCAAAACTCTGGTACTGCTTGTGATACTAGCTGTTCGGTAAATTCTACGTGATAGGTTGATTCACATTCTAGGCATTCACCGCTGATAACTTTATTAGTCATTCTTATTCTTCTTTCTATTTGTAGTATTCTTAAATTTTAATTAGCCCAAACATCGGACCAATCGCCCGATAAAGCACCCTTTGCATAATCAGTTGCACGATTCTCAAAGAAGTTTGTGTGAGTCGGCGCATTAATCATTTCTTCAACCCAAGGTAATGGATTCTTTTTAACTTTAAAGATGCCCTTGAGGCTCAATGAAATCAATCTACGGTCTGCAATATATCGAATATATTTCTTAACATCAGCCGCAGACAAATCTTCCATACCACCCATTGCAAATGCTAAATCAATAAACTTTTCTTCAAGTTCAACCATCTTTTCTGCAATCGTATATATGCGAGACTTTAATTCATCGTTCCAAATATCGGGATTCTCTTGAATAAAAGTACGAAACAACTTAATCATATTTTCAGCATGTTGTGTTTCATCAACGATGGACCAAGTAACAATTTGGCCCATACCTTTCATTTTACCATGTCTTGGAAAGTTCAACAACATAATGAATGAACTAAACAACTGCATACCTTCTGTGAATGCACTAAACACGGCAATGTGTGTTGCAGTATTTTCTTTTGTGCTATTGTTTGCAGAAATATCTAAGACATAATCATGCTTCTCTCTCATTTCAGCATATTCAAGAAACTCATTATATGTTGTCTCCGGCAAACCAAGTGTTTCAATCAAGTGTGAGTATGCTGCAACGTGTAATGCTTCACGAGCTGCAAACCCCAATAGCATCATACGCATTTCAGGTTGTGGGAAATATGGCAGATAGTTATTAACATAACCACCAGCAACGTCAATATCACCTTGAGTGAAAAAACGGAAGATATGTGTCAGAAAATTCTTCTCACTATCTGTTAATTTCTTTTTCCAATCTTTAACGTCTTCCATCATTGGAACTTCTGTGTGAAGCCAATGTGATTGTTCATGTTTCAACCACGCATCATATGCCCATGCATAATTAAACGGTTTAAAATAACTTCTTTCAGAGGTTACATCTTGTTTAGTTTTTTTAATCATGTTGCCCATTCCTTGAGTTGTTGTACAGATAAAAGCCCCGATGTGCGCTTCAATACGTTACCATCTTCAACCATAACTAAAGTTGGCACAGAACGGATACTATATTCATTAGCAATATCATCTTGTACGTCAATATCAATCACTTCAACCGGCAAATCTAATTCAGCCGCTTCTAAATTCATAGCCAATCCTTTGCAAGGATGGCACCATGATGCTGTAAATCTTAAAATCTTTTTCATTTTTATTCCTTTATTCATAATCTTGTTTTAAATCTGGATCAATTAATTGTCCTTGCATTAGATACAAAGGACTCTTTCGATATATTATAACATCATGGAACGGATCAGTCAATATCTTAATGCACCAAACAATAGCAGTTTTCAATTTATCTTTAATTGTTAGTTGTACCATCCTAAATGCAACAGCAGCAACACCTAGCCATAACCAACCCATGCCAACACGATTAAAAAATGTTTCTGTGTCTTGTGCTGGTACCAATAAGTTCATGGTTTCAGCATCAAAAAATGCTAACAATGGAACAGCTAACCAACAAGCAATCAAGACTCGTTTACGTTTAAGATTGTAGCCAACTTTGATTTCTTCTTTATAATCTTGTGTAGCTTGATTGTATGTATCATATTCTTTTGGTTCAAAAAAGAAATGGCCCGCTTGTCTTGTTGTCATTGATACAAGCCATGCAATGTATGCACTTACAACTGGATCAACAAACAAGTACACATATGCAATCAAGAATGATGATGCACTAATTAAATGCAAAAATTGATTGATTCGACTATGGTGATAATATCTATGGTCATCCCATCTTTGTACTTTTAGTGTTTCTAAAATTTCTCTAATCATTTTTATCCTTAAATTTTCATTTAATCAGTTTTTCATCAACTTGTCAACAAATTCTAATAATAACTTGTGGTGTCTACCTTCATGGTAAAGACCTTTCATCCAATTATATGAATTGTACCAGTGTTTCTCACTTTCTGGATGGCAACCAATTAGCCCTATATTACGTTGAATGATAGCCATTGAATCTCCATTGTTGTATGTCGCAATGGTCTCAAATTTACTACTATCACCAACTAATGCACAACCATCATAAAAAAACATATCTTCTGGTTGATTGTTCCAAACTACTCGCATGTTTTTTGCATGTGGTCTCTTTGTACATGTATTTGGCTGAGTTATGTATTGTACAGCATCCACATCTTCAAGTATATCCAAGTAATGTTGACCAGCCCAATATGCACCCATGCAAATGCCAAGATATTTACCACCATCTGATATAAACTTTTTTATACGTTCACCATTCGATTCGAAACACATGTCAAATTTACTAGCATCACCTATACCACCAGGCACGGCAACACAATCAACATCATCAAAAAAGTTATCTTCCAATTCATGTTTAGTAAAAATTTTAAATCTATAATTGGAAGATAATGCTTTCATTATACCATTATCTGACTGTACGGAACAATAAGGTTGGTGTACAAACAAAGCAACAGTTTCCATTTAGCCCTCACAAGCAATACAATCGTTACCTTGTGCAATTTGAACCATATCAATTTCTTTAATGGCCTGTCTTTCGATTCTCTTGGAAACTTTATCAGCCTTACCAATCTTTTCAGAACGGCAGTAGTATAAAGTTTTCAAACCTTTTTTCCATGCCATAAAGTGAATAGCATGGAGATATTTGATGTTTGCATCTGGCCGGAAGAACAGATTCAGTGACTGTGCTTGGTCAATATACACTTGTCTATCG